CCCGCCAAAGTAAGGCCAGTGAGAGTTGGGCCTGTAGCAAAAGCTAATGCACCCGATCCGGTTTCGTCCGTAACAGCACTGGCGAGATTAGCCGAGGATGGTGTTCCCCACCATGTGGCAACACCTGTCCCCAAACTGGTAATTCCTGTACCACCATTGGCAACTGGGAGAGTTCCTGTAATCTGCGAAGTAAGATCAACGCTCCCAAGGGTTCCACCCAGAGTTAAATTACCAGAAGTGGTAACTGTGCCCGTAAGAGTGATCCCGTTAACAGTGCCGGTAGTTCCAACAGAGGTAACAGTTCCTACACCTCCGGCACCCCCCGGATCAGCCGTAAATACAGCCGCTCCAGACCCAGCTCCATCCGTATAGACCATGGCACGGGCACCACTTGCTACATTAACCGTAGCCCCTGAACCCTGCTTGATCGTAATCCGTAACAGCACTGGCGAGATTAGCCGAGGATGGTGTTCCCCACCATGTGGCAACACCTGTCCCCAAACTGGTAATTCCTGTACCACCATTACCAACAGGGAGGGTTCCTGTAACCTGCGAAGTAAGGTCAACGCTTCCCAGTGTGCCACCCAAAGTAATAGTGCCAGAAGTGGTAATTGTTCCACCTGTAAGAGTAATGCCATTAACCCCACCACCGTCAGCGGTTGCAACAGAGGTTACTGTTCCTGTACCTGTCTCAGTAGGATTTGCAAGAGTAACTGCTGCACCTGCTCCCGCACCATCAGTGTAAATCCACGCTTTTGCACCTGTGGCTATAGTAACTTCAGCGCCTGAACCTTGTTTAATAGTAATGGACTGACTGCCAGTAGTGGCATTCTCAATCATCCACACCTTGGAAACCGTGTTAGGAGCAAGTGTCAGGGTACGAGTCGCAGTTAATGAACCGGCAGAGGTGAATTTAAGATACATCCCCCGCATCCCATCTGCGACCCCGTCAGCCATAGTAAAGGTTTCATTGGAATCCGCCGCCACTTGTTCAGTGCCGTAACCAAGACCATCCGCGATCAATTCGAGATTAGTGTTTGTACTCGTACCCCAAGTACCTGATTCATCTCCGGTTGCGATTTCTTTTAATCGCAAATTGTTTACATACGTTGCCATCTCATTACCTCATTATGTCGGTATATCTGTCCATCCGGGGGTTTGTGCGTCAACAACAGGAATCCAGTTGGGAGTCTGGGAAGGAACTATCTCCTCCCAGATAAGGACTCTGCCTACATAACCCGTGGCATATACCCCTGTCGGATACACATTGGTTTTGTTTAGAACGGTAGCAGTCCCGACAGCAGCAGTAGCTGCTATTCCGGTGACAGAAACCTCTTGGAGTAAATCTACTGTGACTGCGCTACCAGTCGCGGTAGCGGAAAGGCCGGTAACAGAAACATTTCCCGTTCCTGTCACGGTTACTGCGTTGGTTGAAGCTGTTAGGCCGGGGGAAGTTACATTAATCACAACCCCGCCTATTGGGGCAGCCGTGCCTACATAACCTGTAGCTGATAGCCCTGTGACATTGGCTATTCCATTGTGATAAACGGTAACTGATCCAACATAGCCCGTTCCAACAACACTGCTGACAAATACATTTCCGGGTGCATCTACATTGGCATCACCTACGACGCCGGTAGCAGATACCCCAGTGACGCTCACAAGAGCAGCAGAGGCCACGCCAACCGTGCCAACCGAACCTGTCGCAAAAGCAATCGCTGATGGAGGCTGCCCCCACGGGCCAGTATTCCAAGTAGAGCGGCCCCAGCCGCTCAAGACGACCGTTACATCACTTAATCCCCACGGGCCTGCTCCCCATGTCGAACGGCCCCACCCTGCCATTAGGCTATCCTGATAATCGCATTACTCGCATCGTCAGTAGGGAAAACTATTTTGAAGTCTCCGGCGGTGGAGGTTTTATCGCTCAAAAAGTCCAGCACTACCACGGTCGGATTACCACTGGCTGTGTCGTTATAGAGCAGAGCGCCCCTCGCTGTGATGGTTGCCGTACTCCAAGTGAAGTCAGCAAAATCGGTATAGCCGGTAGTGCCTGAAGAAGTAGGAGTAACATTAGTCAATGCCCCGCCTCCAGCACTGTAACCAGTACCACTAATTTCGTTAGTGGCTGTATAAGCTGTAGTGGCTGCCGTAAAGGAAGCGCTGTTGTCATACAGCGCTATCTTGAACGTGTTACCTGTAGAGTTCGTGAAATCATGTGTTGCAGTCATCAGCTCTTTCTTGAAGCTGGTACACATAAAATTGCCAGTAAAAGCCATCAAAGCCTCCTTATCTGTTCGGCTAGAGCGGTTTCTCCAGCATCAAGTAAAAGATTATAAATAGTTGTTCGTTCGCTTTTCGCGGTCTGTTGCAGATACATCAAAACAATCTGCTCAATCGATGACTTAAACGCCTCGGCCTGCTGCCTGATAACAGGGTCTGCACTGGCTGCTACGGAAATGATCTTGGCGGCACAGCTTGCTGCTAACTCCTCAGCAGTAAAGCCCCGCTTGTGAGTTGTCTCGACCATCACCGAACCGGCGCTGCCATTCATCTGTGATACAAACATCAGACCCTGACACTCCTGACCATACCGGAACGGAAGTTATCCGTCGTATCGTAACCTTCACCAAGGGATTTAAGCCGCATCACGGCATCATCGTATTTAGCCTGATACCACTGGAGCAGATCACCATCGCCCTTGAGGAAGGTATAACCTTCCACCAGACACCCNTAAAGCAACGCATTCTCTGCGTTGGTTCCAAGCCAGCTCGTACCACCGCTAGCGACAGTGATTGATTCAGGCTCATACAGATAGTGCAGCTCTGTAGCAAAATTGGCGTTAGGGGTTGGCCCTATGATAAAAGTGTCCTCGTCAAAAATACTGTAATACTTTGGAACATTTTCAGTTGCCTCTACGGGATAGGCTTCACGCATGAAGTTCACATCCTTGAATACCAGATATTCATAACCGGAGTTATCAATAGCAAGGGAATAGGAAGCCAGAAAGTCAGATGGCATCGTCAGGTAAGGGTTACTCTGACTCAGCGTTCCTGTAACATTCTTACGGAAATCAGGGAGCTGTACGGTACGCAGTATCCGCTCTTCCGCCTGAGTAATAATCAGGGGGAGGTTCGTGACAAACGTGGTCTCGCTGGACTCAAGGTAATCCTGAATGGCGGTCTTTAATGTGGTAAAGGTAAAAGCCATCAGGTTATTTCCACCGTTACTCTGCCCACATGGCCGGAACAATCCAGACCCACTGTACGACTACCCATAGCGGTTACACCCCCGCCCACCGGATCAAATGCCCCCAGTATCCGGCTCTGGAGATAACCACCATCAGGTCTTGGGTCTCGTAACGCCTGCGGATCAGACATGTTAATCATGCCCAGCTTCCACTGGGGATTGTCCACATCCAGCACATCACGCCCTACCAGCATACCGTTTGGTCTGCCAGCCTCGATCTGCGGGACAAGGTCTCTTAGTTTGTAACGGAAACCCGTCCTGTCACAAAAACCGAACGCATGTTTACCACTCGCAAAGCTGCTCATAAGTATTGATACCCACCCGGAACCACATACAGAGAGGCTTTCTCTCTAGCCGCATCGGAGGCAAGATTCCATTGTTCTTCGTAATCCTGTTTAAGAAAATCAATTTTGGCCGCTGCTTCAGGTTTCTTAATGGCAATCTGGTAAGCCAGCCCCGCCGTAAGCGGAGGCAGGAACCGTGCCGGAACATCCACATTGAGATCAGCAGGTGAACCACTATCTTCGATTCGTTCCATGTAGTAATAGCCCAGAGTCCATGTCTGTGAGGAATCAGGGACAGGCCATACGTTAACCGTTATACCGCTGGGCGCCCTTTCAACCCAGTACTGAATCGGTCTGCCCTGAAGCAACTTGTTGGTCTGGTGGGAATACTGGGCGATGGATATACGCTGCATGGTAAGGTCGGACTGCTTAGTGGCGCTTCCTGCGTTGGTTCGCATGAAGGCTTCCACTATGTCTAACTTCTCAGCAGTAAGGGCGTATGCTCCGGTTCCGGGTGTAAGCGCAACGCTGGTATCCTTTACCGTCCACAAACTTAACCCCCTGTTCTGCCATTCCAGCATCAACAGGTCAAGGCTGCGCCGAGCAGTACGGTAATCAAAACCAGTACGCATCTCGATATTACAGCGCTCGTAGGCTTCCTCCATGATCTG